TGCTCTTTACAAGGCAACGACCGGACAGTATGGGTTCGACGTGACCGTAGATAACGCAGGGGTTGTGCGACTCTGGGGCAAGCCTCTGGTATTGAGCACCGCTGTTACTTCCGGGACAAGTCTGGTAGGTGCGTTCAGAGCCTACAGCCACATTTCACGCCGTCAAGGCCTGACGATTACAGTTGGGCTAGATGGAAACGACTTCACTTACAACTTGAAGACGATTCTCGGTGAATTCCGCGAGAGTTTGGAGCTCTACCGGCAAACAGCATTCTGCAAGGTCACTGGACTTCAGTAACTTGAACGTGGGTAGGGGCGGTTTTCAGGTGCCGCCCCTAACCTAAAAGGAGATCGATATGGGTCAATTAGCAAGTGGAGCCTTTGACGGTTCAGGAACGGGAGTATTCACAGGGGGCGGCGGTATTCGCACCGTCACAGCGGAATATAACTTTGCTGTTCACGGCGGCGCGCAGAGCAGCATTGTAATTGGTAATGTCCCTTTGGGAACAACCATTCTTGGCGGCTGGATGAATGTCGAAACGTCTCCGGTTGGCGCGGGAGCCTCGATAGGCGTAACGATTGAAGGCGCCGGCGACGTGGTAGCGGTGGCGGCTATTTCAGGTGCTCCGTGGTCAACTACCGGTAAGAAAGCGATTCTTCCGAAGAGGAACACGCCTGAAGCGTCGTCCACGATCACAACCACTGCGGCCAGAAACATTCTTTTCGTAATCAGCGGTGCGGATCTAACCGCTGGCAAGGTTCAGCTTTATCTCGAGGTAATGGGAGCACGGTAGGATGGCATTCCTCGGAGGCGGATTACTTACAAAGGCAGGCGTACCGACTAGCGGGGTCGCCCAGGTCGAGACCGCGGACATTGTGGGCACGATCACCCTGGCAGGAAATGCGAAGTTTACAATTACCTCCGCTTTAGTAACTGGATCGCCTCTGGATGTTTTAGTAGCAGTTGCTTTGAATGACGACGCGACGGCAGTAGCAACAAAGGCCGCAGCAGTCTTGAATGCTAACGCGACGGTATCGGCGCATTACGTTGCGAGTACCAGTACAAGTCATTTGAAGTTGACGGCAATCAAGAGTGCGGCAAACGACGCAACGCTAAACATCGCGTTTACGAATGATGATTGTACCGGCTTGACGCCTGATGCCAGTTCTAACGATACGACGGCGGGAGTAAAGGGCGATTATCGAGGCATGGAATACGGCACGGTAGTAGCTGACACAACGAACACGAACCTTTATCACAATACGGGATCAACTTTAGTGCCGACTTGGACGCTTCTATGAGAAACGGATATCTAAACATCAACAGAATAGCGCCGAGACCGCCTCGGCGCCTTACTTTCGGTGCTGAGGTGAGGATTGAAGACCTTCAAGCCCCTAAGCTAGAAACAGTGCCTGCGGAGGTTGAGGATGAAGACATTCGAAACAACATCGATCTTCCGACCGGGAAGAAACGCAGGCGACCACGAAAGGTCAAAACAGATGAATAACGAAATTCACGAAGCAATGTTCAAGACGATGCCCAAACCTCCCGAGGGACAGGAGTATCACATGCCGCCGGGGGCGACTCAGCCACAACTAAGGGCGAAAGTAGTCACGGAAGATGTGGAAGCAGCCGCAGAAGCACCACAGCTCAAAGGGAAGTTGCCTGAAGATTTTCCGCATCACTCATTGCTCGCGGAGGCGGGGATAAATACTTACGCTCAAGTTCGCAAAGCTCAGAATGCGGGGTGGGAAGATGTGGCGGGGATTGGCGAAGGTCGGGCGGCAGACATAGCCGAAGCACTCAACCAATCGAATCCCGAAGAAGAGGAACCCGAGTAAGTGTTTTCGGAGAAATTAAAACAAGGTGATGGAATAACTCTCACCCTCACTTGTGGATTCTGCGGCGAAGAGGCTGATTCAACTCATAGATGCGAAAGGTTAATTGAATGCGAAAACGAACAAAACAAACAGAATCCATCGGAGACTACATCAAGCTCCGAGGCTGTCTTGAGTATGAGTTGAAAGATGCCTCTAACAATAGAGTCATTCGTCACGAGAGACACGATAATCTTGTCGTTACGGTTGGGCGCCGCTGGGTTCTTGAGAAGATCAACGCTACTAATAACCAAACAAACGCCATCAACTCGATTGCGGTTGGCACCGACACCACCGCAGCGGCATCCAACGATACGAAGTTGGGTTCTGAGCTAACCGCTACAGTCGGTCGCAAGACCTGCGGATTCGATACTACAAACCTAACAAGCGGAACGCCTAATTGGATGGCAACGGTTCAGTTCGCCACCGATCAGGCTACCGGAACGATTGGTGAAGCAGGACTGTTTAATACTTCATCTGCGACGGCCGGAACGATGTTTTCAAGGGTGGTGTTTACGACATTCTCGAAGGCCACTTCAAATACGCTCTCAATATCGTATACCGTATCGAATTAGTGATTTAGACATGCCTCCCGAGCAAGGTTTATACGCTCGCAAGTTTGAAGTCGTCATTATCCGCCCACTGGATACTGGCGACTTTCTTGTTATGGATCGCAAGGGAAAGAAGAAATACGTCATCACCCCCGAAATCCTCGCAGAAGAATATGAAGATTTGCATGTCGAAATGAAGGAGAAAGCCGGCCCAAAATGACTGAGAAGAAATACAACTATCCCTTTCATACCGGATTGACATTTGGCATCCCTCTTTCGGGAAAGCCCGTCCATCCGCAGATGATCTTTTCTTACGCATCGATGCACCCGCCGATGTGTTTCAACATGACCACTGCAACAACTTGGGCGCAGCCGATTGGAATAGCCCGGCAATGGTTTGCCGAACAGTCCTTACTTCACAAAAGCAAGTATCTATTCTTCCTTGATGAGGACGTAGTAGCCCCTGGGCATACCTTAAGGCAACTTATCTATCAGATGGAACACAACCCAAGGATGATGGTTGTGGGCGGGATCTACTGTCACAAAGCTCCGCCTGCGAATCCAATGATCTTTCGCGGATTGGGGCGGGGACCGTATTGGGATTGGCATCTCGGAGAACTATTCGAGGTAGACGGGATCTCGATGGGCTGCACTCTGATTCGAACTGAAGTCTTTGAGAAATTAGAGAAGCCGTGGTTCAAAACAGTCGATAACTTCAAGCCCTATTGGGATGGAATACCTAATGCGGAGATGTGGACAGAGGATTTGTACTTTACCCATAAGGTGAAAGAAGCGTGCGGAGAAGGATCTGTTTGGGCGGACGCTTCGATCATCTGTGAACATATGTCGATCGACACGATGGAAGGGACTAAGCTCCCCCCTGACTGTTTACCGATGAAGCGCGCTGCAATTCAAAAGGGTGGGAAGAAGATCGTGGATCTGGGATGTGGCGAAAGTAAGTATCAGACAGACGAGGGCGAAGTCTGGGGAGTGGATATTCGAGACATTCCCGGAGTTGATTATCGCTGTGAACTGGGTTCGCTTCCTTTCGCCACCGAGGAGATGGATGTCGTTTACTCGAGTCACGTACTAGAGCATTTCCCTCGCGCGCAAGTGGGTGACGTTTTGGATGAATGGATTCGAATTCTCAAGCCTGATGGAGAATTAAGGTTAGTTCTTCCTAACATTAAATGGGCTGCAGAACGGATCGTTAAAAATGAGATTGATAACGATGTGATGAATGTCGTTCTCGGCGCCCAGACGTTTGGTGGCAATGGAGATGAGTTCAATTTCCATAAATACTTCTTTACTCCTGAAACGATTGAGAGGGAATTGAAGGATAGGAAGTTTAAGCGCATCGACTTCCAACTCGATGGCTATAACATGCTGGTTAGGGGATGGCGTAAGCCTCCGAAGAACATTCCGGCGTTAGGCCCAGCGCCGACGAATGGGCACAAGTCAAACGGGCACAAACCGAAGAAGAAAAGATGAGCACGGATCGTACGATCAAAGCAGTTGACGATCTGAATGGGTTCACATTCGGCACGACTGCGCATATTGGCGAGGGATCGGCGGCGGTAGTGCTCCGTGGAATTATTCTTAACGGTACTAATCAAAACGCGCACCGGACTTTACCGAACTCCAGTCCGTTTACGTCGATGCCGGCGTTTAAGTTTGACTTCCGAATCAGAAACGCAGCCAGTACATCGGGTGGATTCATTTTTCAGATGCGGAATTCAGGTGAGTCACCACAGTTCGAACTAACGAACGGTAATGGCGCAACCCAACTTGCTTTCAACGATTATCGCGACGGCGTATCGGCATACATCATACCAAACACCTACTCGGACTTTAAGATGCGGGTGCAATATGACCCTTCAAATAGTCGATGGACGCTAGAAACATGGGACAGTGACGACACGGATCGCGTTCAATCGACGGTAGGAATTACCACCACAACAAATTGGTCTTTAGGTTCTGGGTTGTGGACTATGGGAAGCGGGTATTACGACAGTTCTTATCTGGCTCAGACCATTGATTACTTTAGATGGGATGATACGGTTGTTGCTCTAAACAGCACACCTCCATCTGATCCTTTCACTGCTGGGCCGACTTATCGCGCAAGGTGGGAATTCGAGAATGACGGAATCGACAGTGCGGCGGTTGCGGGAAATTTAACTTTGTCGAATTCCCCGACTTACGAGAACACGCCATAACCTATGTCTTTAACGTGGGAACAAGTTACCGGAACCGGAAGCGGTGATGGTTCACCTGACTACATAGTGAGCATCGCTCAGGTCGGCACTAAGCTATTTGCCGCGACGCGTAGTGTCCTCACGCCCTCTACTTACATAGGTGGGATGTACGTTTCCAACAGCGGTGGAGCGTGGGCAAAGATCAACGCTGGACTATCGGCGCGTATTTATCTTTGTGGGGATTTCCCAACCTGTTCTGCTGATCCGGGTGGAACATTTACGCTTTCCTATCTCGGACAAACTACCAGTTCAATTTCGTTTGGCGCGTCAATGGCTACCATCCAGTCCGCACTGGAAGGCCTATCTACAATAGGTTCCGGGAATGTGGCCGTCACCGATAGTTGGGCGACCGCTCCGACGATTACATTTCAAGGAGCCAGAGCTAATGCCGATCCGACAGATATCACGGTTAACACCGGAGGATTGACCGGCACATCACCAGGGGGAGTGATTCGAGGCCCAAGACACTGTTCGCAGCTGTGGAAGACACCGAGCGGCGCGTTGCTCGCGACCGTTCGCAATAACAACTCAACTGAACTCTTTCGGCTCGCGTCGGGTGGTACGACTTGGGTGAAATCCACCGGGGTTCCACTGCCTGCGGGCTTTCTCTACGACTACACCGATGATGGATCGGGAAATCTGATCGGCGTGAACACAGTTAGCACCGACAACGTGTTCAAGAGCACTGATGACGGTGTTTCGTGGTCAGCACTCGCTACGATCAGCACGGCATGTACATCGGCGACTGGTGGCTCCGACCCACATCCGCTAGGTATTTATCGGGCATCTAGCTCGATCGCGCCTAACAATACTTTATTCGCGGTGGCACACCATGACACGCCCCATTATTCTACGGACGGCGGATCGACATGGAACTGCATTAGTATCCAACCGGGCGGTGATGACCTTCCCTTTGCTGGTAGTAGTTTTCTAAGAATCAACGGCGGTGGTCAGCCGTATTTCGGCGGGGAAAATGGCGGGTTCTTTATCCATACCGGAGCGTGGGCTGATAGTACGTGGACATATCCATCCTCCCCCGGAAGCGGAGGCTACCTCACTGGCAATGCAGAAACGGTTCACGACGCAATTACACTTTCGAATGGCGACATAATTGTTCACGGCAAACGTATCTATCGATCTACCGATAGCGGTGGAACTTTCGTTCTGGACGATTCAGGAATCCCCGCAGGTGATATTAACAACTATGACAGCGGCGGCACTTTTGCCCTCGCCAGCCACACTCTCGCTGTGGGATCAGATGGGAAGCTCTATTTAGCAATCGTCAATCAGACGACAGGTTGGGGGATTTATCGAACCACAACTTCAGTTGTGCGCGGTGTTATAGTCAGAGCGAACTACAAAATGACGGTGCTATGAACATTGAACTCAGACTTGAAGATTCTATGTGGATCGCTCCAGAGGTTACGATCAGCGTTCTGCCTAGAGTTCGCTGGGCCGAGTTCGCGCAATCTGATTGGCGCGAAGCGCGTCATTTGCTTCTGGCACAAGCTCTCGCAATAGAATTCAAGCACGTCACAGATTTCAAAGTAGCAGGCTGGCTGTCTTTGGCCAGCCTTTTTATTTAGATGGCAACACTAAGAACATCGGCAGCGGGTGGGGCTAGTTCAGGAACCGGCGATCGCACCGTAACGATTACTCCCGCGGTTGGCGATCTGCTTATTGTCTACGCCTTTGTTGCCGCGAACACCAACGACACTCCTACATGCTCCGACAATAACGGATCCGGCACTTACGACCGGATCGATGTGATGAACGCCTCGATCGCGTCGATTAATTATCGGTTGAGTGTTTTTGTTCGCACTGCGCTGATGGCGAACACCACTTCCACAGTAATAACAATTGCTACAGGTTCGAATACGTCAGGAGCTACGGTGGCTTTGGCAGTCACCGGGATGCAGAAAACCGGATCAGCGGCAGTTCGTAGTAAAGGTTCACAAAATAATCAGGCAGCAGGAACAGCGGCCCCGGTTCTCAATCAAACCTCGCTGACGGCAAACTTCACCGCTGTAGCGCACGGAAGCACGGACACAACCACCACGGAGCCGTCAGGATGGACGGAGGCGCAGGATACGAGCCAGATAAATGACCCTGTGTCACTTGAAGTAGCGACTCGGAACAGCGGCTTTGCCGGAACCACCATTACTTTTGGCGCGGCTTCAAGCACGGTGTTTTGCTCACATGCTTTAGAGCTGGACACGTCTCTCACGATTATTGCTAGTGACAGTATCAGTCAGACGGAAACGGTTTCGACGGTAGTTGATAATCAAGTCTCCATCGTTAACGGCGCAAACAACTTTGCCGACGCGATAACCAATGTCGTTAATAAACCACTTTCGATTTCCAACGGTGCGAATAATTTCTTAGATGCGGTAACGGCCACACCCGGCATCCCCAGGAGTCTTACGGATACGAACGTCGGTAACTTTGCAGACGCCGTAAGTAAAACCACAGCCTCTATTCAATCCTGCTCTGATGATCTAAAGCTCTGGAGCGATGATCTCGGTGGGGATCTCATTTCACATTGGCAGGACTCTTTCAGTTCTAGTCTTATCGATATTGCGCGGACGATCACGGCCTCAGACGATATGAACCATTTGACCGATGGTTCTGCCACGGTTGGGATAATTAGTTATGAGGTAATCGCCAATGACGATGATCTAAACAATTGGGCGGATGCTTTCAGTAAGACACTCGCCTCGAGTGGCGCAACCGACATTCCGAAGACGTTCTCCGATGACCTTAAAAACTATGCCGACTCGATAAGTGTTTTGGTTGACAACCGTAAGTCTTTATCTGACGACCTGAACAACTACGCGGATTCAGCTTCACTCCTATCCGATAGCCGCAAGTCTCTTTCCGACGATCTCAATAACTATTCAGATTCGATTTCTAAAGCAACCGGAATCCCGATAGCCATTAGTGACAATCTTAACTCCTACGCCGATTCGGTTACGAAGGCTGTTGAGAACCAGAACCTTCTTACCGACAATCTAAACGCCTACGCTGATCTGTTCGCTGCGCAGGCTGACGATTTAGTCACGCTCTCGGACAATCTCAAGAACTACGCCGATGCCATTAGTCAAACGGTCGAGAATCAGAAGGTTCTTACAGACAGCACCACTCCAACTGCCGACACGATTCAAACTAACTTTGGAGTCAGTCTCTCAGATTCTTTGGCTCAGACCGACTCGATTGCGCTTCAAGCCGATGAGCGGGTCATCATTTCAGACGGTACGAATAATTTCCTTGATAGCTTCACCAAATTACTCATCGGCACTGACATTGCGATAACTCCATCTGATGATCTCAGGAACTACACCGATTCAACAACTCTTCAAGTTGATAATCGTAAATCCCTCGCTGACACAAATGTTGTCGTCGCTGATTCGATTGTTCAGATAATTGACATTCTGCAAACGATCAGCGACGGTGCTAACAACTTCACTGACACTCTGAAGAGCGGGTTTGGTCTTGCTGTTTCTGATGCGAATACCCTCACGGATAGCATTACGGCAAGCGCAGATGAGCAGTTAATAGTCTCCGACCACTTAAAGAA